AATCGAAGTGATATAGCGATGGGAAACATCTTGATTTGTGTCATAAATGTGTCATATATAAAAGAAAAAGGAGCTAAGTTTATTACTTAACTCCTTCATTTTTACCAGTCGGGGTGACTGGTATCTAACCTTTGTTTTTTAATCTTTATTGCTTTTTCCTTTATTCGGTATTTATAAACTAATAATCAATCGTTTGACTATTTTATAAAATACAGAATAACAAGAAAAGAAAAAGTAAAACAAAGATTTTACGGAACAAAAGCGGAACATTTCTATCTATTGTTCCGTACTTTTCGTATCTTTGTTATGGATTCAAAAGTAGTTAATATGGCAAATATTAAATTCATCATCCGTGATATGGATGCAAAGACGGAACAGACCGTTTATGTCACATCGAGATTCGGTAGAAACGAAAAGCTGATGTACGCAACACCCTTAAAAGTGAAGCCTTCCTTGTGGGATGAAAAAAAGGAGAGAGTAAGAAATACCGGTTATTGTTCTTATCGTGAGGAAGTGAACGGGGCTTTAAATGCTATTGATGCTTTGATAAAATCTTTCATGGCTCAGGTGGCTATGTCTGAAAATGAAACTTTGTCGAAAGATTCGCTCAAGAACCTTCTGGACGTTCATTTCGGGAAAAAGAGAGCACAGGCCAAAGATTTTCATTCCTATTTCGAAGAGTTCATCAAGAATTGCGAAACAAGGACAAACCCGAAACGGGGCGGTCAGACGCTTTCCTATAAGACTATGAGGGAATATGCAAGGACGTATCACTATATCCTAGAATATGAAAAGAAAAGAGGAGTAAAACTGGATTTCAACAATATCAACCAGTCCTTCATGAACGATTTTATCGCATTCCTTCAGGAACAGAACCTTAGTACAAATACTATCGGCCATAAGATAGTCTGTATAAAGGCCTTTATGCGCTCTGCAAACGAGAATGATTTGACAAGCAACACGAAGTTTCAGTTCTTTAAAGGTGTGTCAGAGCAAAGTGATAACATTGCGTTGTCTGAGGATGAACTTGACAGTCTGGCCCGATTTGATTTTTCATCATGCCCAAGACTTGAACGGGTGCGTGATTTGTTTCTGATAGGTTGCTGGACCGGATTGCGTTTTTCTGACTTTACCAGTATAAGGAAAGAAAACATTGCTGGTGGGATGATAACCATTACACAGCATAAGACCGATGCGCCTGTAGTTATTCCTGTGCATCCGGTGTTCAAGGCCATTTGGGACAAATATGAAGGTGATCTTCCAGCGAATATAAGCAATCAGAAGTTTAACGACTATATCAAGGAAGTTTGTAGGATAGTTGGTATAAACAGCCGGATATTGAAATCAATCACACGTGGAGGTAAGAAACAGACTACAGTTTATGAGAAATGGCAACTGGTGAGCAGCCATACGGCCCGAAGAAGTTTTGCCACTAATCTATATAAATCCGGGTTCCCTGCTGTATCTATCATGCAGATTACTGGCCATCGCACAGAGTCCGCATTCCTGAAATATATCAAAGTGACTAAAGAAGAACATGCCAAGATGCTGATGATGCACTGGCAGAAGAACGGTAACCTGTTAAAAGTGATGTGATATGGAGAATATTAGAAAGTATGTCGAATATGTTTATAGTAGTGATTTCGATAAAGAAGGCTGTTACATTAAGATGTTTGAATGTGTAGATGCCGTAACAAACAAGCTAGTTACCATGAATGACAGTAATCAAAAAGCATATAGCAGGATTATTTTAAACTATATATGGAACTACATGTGTGTAGAAGGAGAATTTTCGGATGCCATCAATAATATTGACAATTATGACATTGCTGGAAACGATGATGAGACAAGCGAACTGATTTACTTTTTATATGAATTAAGCGATGTATTTAAATGTTTTGGGATAAGTTTGAATCAAGAGTCTATTAACTTGGGGTACAAAAAAATAGTATTAACCGAGCCCAATGAATCACAAGTGTATGATAGGCGGTGTTTTCGTAAAAAGAAGGAACCAACAGCAACAACCCCTGAACAAGTAGATGTTATAAGAACATTATTAAAGAGTGCCGGAATAGAATATTCTTCTGATGTAGATTTAGCGAAATTCATATCATGGCTTTGTGGTGGTACTGAATTTTCTATAAGAAATAACGGTTTAGTACCAAATACAGGATATGAAAACGAAGAAGTATTAAAAGAGAAATTCGCACTTATTGGAATAGAGTACGAAAAAGGAAGAATAAAGCAAAGAACAAACAATTTGTAATATTGCAAGCAATATTGCACATAGCAAAAACAAAGAAATTTGCCATAAGAACTAAAAACAAGTAACTTATGGCAAATTTTTTATCCCCTAACTCAATGCTGATTCAAGGCGCAACGATGAGCGACTTTGAAAGCATGATTAGCCGTTTACTTGATAAGAAGCTGGCTAATATCTTAGAATCTATTCCCCGACAGGAAGAAATCCCTAAAAACGGATTGAACAAACGTAAAGAAGCCGCTGCAAAATTGCGTGTTTCCCTTGTAACCTTAGATGCGTGGACGAAAGCCGGAATCATAAACGCTCACCGTATTGGAGGCCGTGTGTACTATACAGATAAAGATATTAATGATGCCTTGAAAAAGGTGTCTAAATAAAAAGAAAGGAGTTATCATGAAGAATATACACAATAACTCCCAAACACACGATTATCATATCCGCAAAGATAGCGGTTCCGCACGAACTATACAAAAAATCAGAAGGTTGTTTCTGACCGGCCACTCCTTCACGGCAAGAGAGCTAAACGTACTGATAGGACTCGACGATGTCAGAAAAGTGATTTCCGTCCTCCGGAGCATGGGGGGCTGGCCGATTGTGAACTGCCGGTTGTCTGACAGACGAAAGATATACCGGCTGGAGAAAGGAGGTGAGCGATGAGCGAGGCTACAGAAAAGATAATGTCTGAGTTCGAAAAAGGCTCGGAAAACATTCTCGGGAACCTGCTGGAAAATATGCAGCCGGACGACAGTATCGACCCGTCTGTCATGGAGGCGATAAAGAAAAGCCGCCTTGACCTGACAAAAGATATTCCAGACCCCCAAATGCTGGTTTCTGTAGGGAATCTGCCGATGTGTACCAGAGGGAATTTCTCGTTCGTCATCGGCCTGCCTGGAGCCAGAAAGAGCTTTCTCTGTACAGGTATTGCCGGAGCGTTCCTGTCGGAGAACGGCTGTATGGGGCTGGACAACCCGAACGGTACAGGAAAACTGCTGTGGATTGATACGGAGCAGGCAGACGGGCATGTGGCTAAAATCGGGAGGAGGCTCCATCGTATAGCCGGATTGCCGACCGACGAGAACAGCGAGAACATCATCATCCACATGCTCAGGGAATACCAGCCTGACTTCCGTCTGAAAGTATTTACCGCATGTATCAACCTTTACAATCCGGACTTTATCGTCCTTGACGGTGTGAGCGACCTGATTTCCGACCCCAACAACAGCGAGCAGGCGACGTATATAATCAACGAACTTATGGGTATATCCAAGAACTACAACTGCCATATCCTTACCGTAATTCATGCCAATGTAGGCAGTGAAAAGGCACGTGGTCACTTGGGCAGTGAAGCACTGAGAAAATGTGAGACGGCCATCTTCGCCGAAGCAAAATGTGATGTTACTCTGTGTAAATGGGTCAAGACAAGAGACATGCGCCCGGATGATTTCGCTTTTACAATCAAAGAGGGGCTTCCGGTAGAAACGGCTTATGTGACGGAATCCGAAAAAGAGGACAGACTCCGGCAGATTATCATGAAGATCATGCCGCCATATCCGGCTACGATATCATATACAGACATGCGAGCCAGATACATGCAGGAGGCCGGAGTCAAAGGGAGTGCAGCGGAGAAAAATATCAAAAAGGCTGCCGCTGACGGATACATTGTCAAAAATCAAGCCGGCAGCTATTACCTGCCCCAGAAAAGCGATGATTTATGTCGGGAATTGCCGTTTTAACCGTACCGTAAATTTTCACCGTACTCATCACCCCCTCTATAGAGGGGGGTGAATACGGTAGATACGGTATACGGTAAAAATACGGTAAAATTATGGTAAGAATTACGGTACTAATTTTTTGAGGAGAAATGAGCGAACATAGATACATACTGGAACCCTACAAAGGGACAAATACAAGACATACCTGTCCGGCCTGCGGACACAAGAATGAGTTTGCATTGTACATTGATACGGCGACAGGGAAACCTGTGCATCCGCTGGCCGGAAGATGCAACAGGACCGAGAAATGCGGCTACCACCGTACACCGTCAGACATCTTCAGGGAACATCCCGATGTAAGACCTTCGGACGGATGGGCGCCACCGGTGCAGGCCAAGGAGCCTCCGGTAAGCTATCTTCCTTCTTCGTTGATAGGAAAGGACAGCCATAGGGAGGAGAACAACCTTTTCCGGTTCATGGTACGGGTGTTCGGACGTGAAGGGACGGTGAAGACGTTCGACGCCTACAGGGTCGGGACATCAAGGCATTGGAGGAATCACGGAGGGCTGAGTACTGTATTCCCCCAGATTGATACGGAAGGACGTCTGAGACAGCTCAAGGTCATGGCTTACAACCCGGAGACCGGAAAACGCATGAAGAAGGACGACAAGGCCGAGCTGTGGGACGAAAGGAAAGGGAGATATGTCGATGATATACGTCAGATGGACCGGATATGGTTCGCTGGAAAATCCGTCATGAAGAACTATGAGGCGAATTTCCGTCAGACGTTCTTCGGTACCCATCTGATAGGGAGTTCGGACAAAATCGGCCTGCTGGAGAGCGAGAAGTCCGCTCTCATCTGCTCCATCCTCATGCCGGAGGTCACGTGGATAGCCACCGGAGGCTGTAACGGCTGTAGATGGACGGAAACGGCCGTATTTTCGCCTTTGATTGGGAAAAGGGTTGTCCTGTACCCCGACAGCGGAATGTGTGAAAAATGGGAAGAAAAGGCCGCTCTGCTGAAGTCTGCCGGTGTCGATGCCACCGTGAGCCGGATTTGTGACGGGCTGCCAGGTAACTGGGATGTGGCGGATGTGCTTATCCGTGAACGGAGGTCAGAAAGGAGTATGACCGTAGGTGAGATTCTGGAATACGCCAAGGAACTTGGTATCGCCAACCGGGTGAAGTGTAACATCTGAAACCTTGAGTTATGGAAACGGAAACGATTTACGGTCAGATTATCGCAAAGGCTAACCATTACCAGGCGGTACCCGGAAAGTTCGGTGCAAAGCGGATCATCAAGGATGAGAAGATACGAGCCTATGAGCGCAGCTTCATGGAGCAATGTCAAATATACCGGAACAAGGGTATTTCAGGCCGTTTCCGGCTCTTTGTCCGGGTGTGGCATAGTTCGGTACGTTTTGATTTGGATAACAGCTTGAAAACGCTGCTGGACTGCCTGCAAATGGTTGGAGCCATAACGGACGATAAGCTATGCTTTCAGATAGAGGCGGAAAAGAAAATAGACAAATATCCCCCCCGGATAGAGTTTGCTATTTTGGAGGTGAACGAGCAAAAACAATTATTTACTAACATTTAAATTTTTGAGGTATGAGAAAAGATTTATTACATGCCATCGCAAATCTGGCAAGTACACAGGGTTACAAGAAAGCTAAAGAAGCTATCGAAAAATGGGATAAGGAAACAGATGTGGATAGATATTGGGCCATGCGTATTGCCAACATTGCAGCAGATGAAAAATTGGGTATCCAGGCTGCAAGGCACGCTATTGATAACCCTGATCAATGGGATTGCAGAACAGAATCCGAAAAGATGGCAGATTCGATTTTGGGATATAACGCCCACTTTGACCCGGACTTTGATAATTCAGAGAAACAGTATTTTGTTGGGGGATTGCTGGAGGTCAAAGGCGCACCCGGTTCTTACCAGTTAGCAGAAACCCCACAGGAAGAAATAAACTCAATCGCCGCTATGATAAATGCGGACACGAAAGCCATTTTGAAACATCCCGACATGGAGCCACAGGCAGCAATGGAACGTGAAGCGTTCATGAGAAAATAAAGTGCGACATTCATTCCGGGCAGGTTTGCCTCATCGGAGAATCTGCCCGGTTTCTAAAGTAGATTTGTTTAGAAATGGTAGGAAGAAGAAAAGGAACAGAAAAGACAGGCGGACGCAAAGCCGGAACGCCTAATAAAGTATCGGGAACGGTTAAAGAGTGGATAGCTTCTATTATTGACGGGAACAGGGAACAGTTTGAAAAAGATCTGGAAAAGCTGGAACCGGGTGAGCGTGTTCGAATAATATCCAATCTCCTGCAGTATGTCACTCCAAAGATGCAAAGTTCATCACCTGCAGAAATGCTGGAGGCTGAATATAAAAAGTTAGAAGAACTGTTAGAGAATGCTCCAGATGAGGCTATTAATAAGATTGTAGAACGCATAGAAGGGCTGAAATATGAATCAGGAAGAACGGAAACAGAAGATTGATTCCATACTGGAAGGAGTCAAACGACATGGGAGAATGTCCGGCAACGGCATCCCTATCGAGTTGTGGATAGATGCGCAGGACGGCAAGCCGGGCGAGCCTGCTTTTGAAGAATGGCTAAAGTGTTGTACCGAAGCCGTGGACGATTACGAAGCCATGACGGGAAAGAAAGACCGTGATTCTGTATTTGCCGAATATGTACACAAATATGGACGGAGAGAAAAGAATATTCAATAAAAACAAAAGACTAAATATTATGAATAGAGTATTTATTATCGGTGGACGGTCATACAATGTTTCTGACCCCACAATAGAGAAATTAAGTTTAGCAGGGAAACACCTGGAAAAAGAGATTAATAAAGCAAGCGGTAAAGATACATTCGAAGAAATATTCAATAACATGTCCAAAGAAACGCTTTGCAAAGCCATGGCGTGCTTAATTTCCGGTGATTTGTCTTTAGTTGATGATTTATCCATTGGGGGAAAGAATGAGCTTGTAGAGGCTCTAAGTTTAATTTATACTGGACTTGAAAATAGTTGTGTAAAGCTATTTAAGATAGCAGATTCGATATGTAGATTAGCAGCAAAACCTAAAGAATGAAAGTTTATACAGATTTGTCAGGTCTAGATAAGTTCTTAGAAGAAGCTGAGAATGAAATCAAGCAGGGTATGATTGAAGCGGCACATGAGGGAGTTGATTACGCAAAAAAACACGGAGAATACAAGAATCATACTCACAACTTACGCAGCGCACCCGGTGCAGCGGTAGTAATGGATGGTGAGATAGTTGATATGTATATTCCATCCGAAAGCGGACATCAGAAAGCCAAGGAGAAAACGGAGAATCTTTTGCTTTACGGTAAACGCCCAAAAAACGGAATAATACTTGCCGATGGCATGGAGTATGCTTCGTTTGTAGAATCCAAAGGGTACGATGTGCTTTCCGGTGGTGCTCTTCATACAGAGGCTGAGGCACAAAAGAAGTTCAGTAAATAACGTAAAATTTATTCAGGATGGCAGGATTAAGATTCAATATTGACGCAGACCTTACACGGTTTAGCCAATTAGTAAAAAAAATACAGGAAACAAGAAAGGAGCTGGAGAAGCTTTCTAAATCATCTCCTAAATATGATAAGCTATACGCTGAGTTCAAAAGGATAAAGTTAGAGTTGGAAACCATGCAGAAAAAGTTTGCTGAGATTCAGGCAGCTTTAGCTCAGGTGGATTTGGCTAAAGGAGTTGTAGAAAGTTCCAAGAAAATCAGAAAACAGACAGATGAAGCAAGCGAAACTATAAAACATTATGCTGATTCATTGAACGGAGTAAGGGAGCAGCTTAAGCAAGTAACCAATGAAATTAACTCAATGTCTGAGGCTCAAAGGAAATCATCTTCTGGCGAAAACGCAGTCAAACAGTATGCCGGCCTGAAAGCACAACTTAAAGTAGCTTCGGATGAAATGAGAGGATTCGCCAAAGAGCAAGAGAATATAATCAAGATACAGCAAGCTTCTGACGGTTCTTTGACACAGCTAAGGAGACAGCTATCTTTGCTTACAGGTCAATACGATAACTTATCAAGAGATTTGCGTTCAGGAGCTACTGGAAAGGAATTAATTATCCAGATACAGGCTGTGACTAAAGAACTAAACGAAGCGGAACAGGCTTCGGGCAGATTCTATCGGAATGTGGGTAATTATGCTTCCGGGTGGAACGGATTGAACGTACAGGTACAGCAACTGGCAAGAGAACTCCCTTCTTTGGCGGTAAGCATGAACACGTTCTTCCTGGCGATTTCAAATAACTTGCCTATGTTGATTGATGAAATCAAACTGGCAAAGGATAGATTGGCAGAACTGAAAGCTGAAGGCAAGGAAGGAACACCAGTATGGAAGCAGCTTACGAAATCATTATTAAGTTGGCAAACAGCCTTAGTAGTTGGCATTACTTTACTTTCATCTTATGGCTCAGAAATTGCTGATTGGGTGAAGGGATTGTTTAAGGCGAAAGAGAATATTGATATACTCAAAGAATCTTTGAAAGCTTATAATGAGACCATTCTTGAGGGTCGAAAGGCGGCTCAAGACCAATTAACAGAGTTACAATTACTCTATGATGCTGCTGTAGATGCAGCCAAAGGTACCGATGAACGCACTAAAGCTGTAAAGAAGTTGAAAGATGAATATCCTGACTATTTCAAAAGCCTGGATAATGAAGTTATTTTAGCCGGGAAAGCGAAATCGGCTTATGATCAATTAACTCAATCTATCATAGCAAATGCCAAAGCACGTGCTTCGATGGATGCCATGACGGAGAATTTTTCAAAGATTATAGACCTGGAACCACAAATTAATGCTGAATATTCTCAAATAGAACTGCTAAGAAAAGAATATGCAAAGCTACAGGAAACCATAAAGAAGGTAGAATCTCAGACTGCAGACCCTATCGCATTAAAGGGGAATCAGCAGTTAACAGCTTTGAGAGCTGAGGCCACTGGCATAATGGATGATATAGTAGAGCGTGAAGAAAAAATAGCAAAAATTCGTTCTGAAATATACGCTCTTAATAAACGTAATGCAGAGATAGAAAACGATATCAACATTTCAGATTTACTTTTTAACCCCAATCGAGAATCATCGAAGAAAGGTAAAGATAATAAGAGCGTGCAATATCTGGATACGTATCAGCAGAAACGAGCCATTCAAAAGGCGGAACAGGATATACAAGATTCAATAACCGAAAGTCAGCTTAACGCACAGAAGGCGGTTATAGCCCTTATGGAGGACGGCAACGCGAAGGAACTGGCCCAAATCAACGCCAACTATGACACTAAAGTAGCCGAAATCCGAAAGCGTGAAAGGGAATTGCTGCAAACATTGCAGGATGCGGAGTATGAGCGTTGGAAACAGGAAAATCCGGACTACCAAAAGAAAGGATTGCAATTCACACCGACCATTACGGCATTGCCGCAGGACCAGCAGACCGGATTCGATGCGGAATATTCGGCGGCATACCAACAACAGCAGGACGACATAGCCAAACTCTTGCAGGACACACTTGTCAAGTACCGGGACTTTGCAGCCCAACGGGAAGCCATAGAGAAACAGATGAACGATGATATAGCCTTTTTACAGTCACAACGTACAGAAGCCAATTCGGACGAGATAGACCGGGCTATCCAAGTAGCGAAGGACAAGGCAAGAGAGGGTATCCAGGCAATCAAGGACGAAGAAAACAAGGCGTTGGCCGGACAAGACAACACATTCCTGAAAATGCTTTTCGGTGACATCTCACAGATGGGATTCTTCCAACTTAGCGCGCTGATTGCACAGGCACGGCAGCTGAAGAGTTACCTGTCTGGAAACGTGAACAAGGACGGAATCACGTTCATTTCACCGGAACAGCTCAAGGCCATAGAAGAAAGCCCGGCAGAGCTTGACAAGTTAAGAAAAGCACTTGACAAGCTGTTGGGCACAGGGAAAAACCAGAACAAGTGGGACACTCTGTTTGAATCATTCAAGAAAGGGTTTGCCGACCTTAAAAGCGCGAAAGGATTCAAGGACATTTCAAGCGCGATAGGCACAATATCAGGTGCGGCGGAGCAAGCGGCCGATGAAGTTTCCTCCATGTTCGAGGCGATGGGGAAAGACCGGGCGGCAAACATTGCCGGAAGTCTGGGCGATGTGCTGGGTGCTGTGTCAAATATAGGCAAGGCATTCGCACAAGGAGGAATTATAGGAGGCGCATTTGCCGCAGTAGGTGAAATCTTCTCGCTTGTCGGGAAAGGTGCGCAGGAGACGGCAAAGCACAAACAGACACTCGAAAAGATAATGAACGACACGATAGCGCAGCAGAGGGAATATAACCTGCTTTTGCTGGAACAGAATCTATTGTACGAAAAGGCGAGCACGATTTTCGGTGCCGATTCATACGCCAAGGCAAAGAATGCGGTCGATGTGCTTAAAGAATCAATCGCAGACCTAAACAATGAGATAGCCGGGACAATAGACCAACAGGGGAAATTCTCATACAAGAATACGGGTGTCGGATTCTTGGACAAGATGCTCAACAGGACATATTCCCAACTGAAAGACAGTTATTCCGGACTGGCTGACATTGAAATCAAGACCGGAAGCTATACGACCGGAGCTTGGTTCTGGAAGAAACAACATGATGTCTATTCTTCCATCCTTGACGTTTATCCTGATTTAATCAGCGCAAGCGGAGAGTTCAACAAGGAACTGGCTGAGTCCATCATAAACACCCGTGAGATGTCAGATGAGGACAAAGCTGCCTTACAGAACATGATCGACCTTGCCGAACAGGCGGAAGAAGCGTTTGAATCTCTCAACGATTACATGACGGATATTTTCGGAGATTTGGGTAACAGTATGTCAAATGCTTTAGTAGATGCTTTTAAAAATGGGACTGACGCAGCAGAAGCCTTTTCTCAGTCTGTGTCAGATATGTTGGAAACAATGGCCGAACAGATGGTTTATTCAGTAACACTGGCACCATTACTGGAAGAGGCTCAAAACGAGATGATGAATGTCATGAAGAATACGACTCTTACCGATGAGCAAAGGTTCAAGCAGTGGACAAATATTCTTAACGGCCTTGTAGGTGATGCTGTGGAACAGCAACAGATTGCCAATAGTTTGTATGAAGCTTACCAGCAGGCAGCAGAACAGCAAGGATTTGAAATTTTTCAGGCGGACAGCACTCAACAGCAACAAGCATCCGGTAAAGGCTTTACAACCATGTCGCAGGATACTGCCGACGAGTTGAACGGAAGATTTACCGCTTTGTATGAGTCAAATTTAAGATTGGAAGCAACAGGACAACAACAGATCGAGTTTATAAATCAGCTTTGTGGTTACATAAGTTCTTTGAACATCCAATCAACAGGAATATACAACATTGCTGATGAATCACGTACCATACTGGCAAACTCCTATCTGGAACTTCAACAGATAAGGGAGAACACTGAAGAAATTGTCAAACCGATAAAGAACATATCCAGTAAATTAGACAATATAGAGCGCAAAGTACAAAATTTATAATGAGCAAGAAACCTCAAACCTCGTTTGAAACAAACAAGCCTTTTACACTCCGTGTCCTTTATTCCGGGCATGGAGCGTATGAGGCTGTTTCCTCATACCAAGAAATAAGCCTTTTTCAGCCACTTTCAGACCAGCAGTATAGAGAATATCGGAAACTATGCTATTTGCGCCCTGTAGAGGCTAAAAACTGCCTTTTGGACTTGATATGCTTTGAACGCACTCCATACCAAAGGAGCGATTTTGAATTTTTGGGTAAAGATGAGGCTCCCACAAAAGAAATGATAGCTCTCTGGCAGGAGATTGTAAAAGGTTTATAGGCTGATTTATACGTCCTAAAATCATATTAGGCCAATTCCTGCCGAATTACATACCCCAAAACTGGCGTGTGGTGAAGTCCGGTTTACATCATTTGAGCGGGGTTCCTAAAATAGTAACCCCTTACAGGGTGTCCGTCAAATGGACATCATCAAAGGAGTCTTTGTTTTGCCGACCCCTGTAATATATCGGTCAGGTACGAAAATTGTTCGTACCAATAAATTTCAAAATATAGCAAAAAAGTTATGTTTTTATTTGGAAGATTATAGCGAAAACGCTATCTTTGCAATGTCTTAATAAATAAACGGTCTTTTAAATTATGAAGTACAATCAGTTTTTTGCGGAATTGACCGCAGCAGGTTGTTACGTTCTCAGACACGGGGCTAACCACGATATTTGGTACAGTCCCAAAACGGGTAACAAGTTTGCTTTGTCAAGGCACGGCAAACAAGAAGTACCTACGGGGATGGAACGTAAAGCAAGAAAGGTTCTTTTGGGGGATTAGTTCCCCCACCTTTTTGCACTTCATGATTGAAAGATGTTTTTTGTTGAGGCAATGGGGTCGGCATATTGCCGTACCCCTTTTATTAAAAAGAGGAAGTATGAAAGTTACGGCAATTATGGAAAAGGCAAAAGACGGGTATTATTCTTGTTATGTGGAAGAAGATTTGCCCGGTTTCGGATTATCCGGCTTTGGAGAAACCGCAGAAGCAGCCAAAGAGGATATGATGAAGGCATATCAGGAGATAAAAGAAGTGCAGGAGGAAGAAGGCAAGGAAGTGCCAGAACTGGAGTTTACTTACAAGTATGATATGCAGTCTTTCTTCGATTATTTCTCTTTCCTGAACGTAACGAAAGTAGCTGAACTGGCAGGTATCAATCCGTCTTTGATGCGTCAATACACATCAGGCGTAACCAATGCCGGACAAAAGCAGTATGACAAGATACGTATAGCGGTGGAAAGAATTTCAAAGGAGCTTTCCGCAGCCACATTCTAAAGATAGTGTACCGCCGTGAGGCGAGACCGTTTATTAAGACAATCAAGCCCTGTTCCGCATTTTGATGGAGCAGGGCTTTTTATTTCCTGTATCGGCTGTATTGCTTCTAAGTGTATCGATACGATACAGTAGTTAAATTGCTGATATTAATACAGTTATACTGTATAGGAACCGATACACTCGATACGTTCTACTGTCCCACTGTCCCACGTGTCCCATATCTCTAAAAGTGGGACAAAACGACTTAACTTATTGATAATATAATAGTTATCTGTCCCGGAAGTGGGACACTCCGATAATTACAGAAGTGGGACGGTACACCTTACTCAACCTTGATATTTATTTCTTTTCCGCAGTGGGGACAAGTGAGGGAAAGACCGTTACTTTTAAATAATTCTGACATATCAACATCTAACACTTTGGCTATTTTATTTAACGTGTCATAAGTAGGGTTTCCATTTTCGCCCAAAGCACGGCTAAGGCTGGTTTGTGTTGTACCTATTTGTTCCGCCAAATTACTAATCGTAATACCTCTTTCTTTTAATAGTTCTTTAATTCTTGATTCCATACTCGTATATCATTTAAGTTATAATACAAATATATTGCATTAAAGACAAAATTATAGCGTTTAAGGCATAAATAAATGTTAAATATAACCCACATGGTATATTTTTACTCTTAATCATTTGGTAGATTATATCATTTACGCTATATTTGCATCAGAAAAAGAACATAAAAGGTATAATCAATATGAAAGCAATAAACGAAACAATAGCAAATGCGGTTTACAACGCAATAGACAGCAACAACGGTACATTCTCTGTTGAGGTAGAAGTAAACAATACTTTGCTAGTTGTCGATGGCAGCTTTGAGATTGACGGTTATTGCGAGGATGATTATTTCAACGGTACCGGCGCATGGATAACTACTTACGTTTCTGTCTGCATTGACAGCGTAGAAGCCTATGACGAGGACGGCAACGAGATAGATGTAGATTGCGACCTTACAGAGATTGAAAGAAGCGTTGAAAGACTGGCAGCTTAATATTAATGACTAAAGATATACGATTATGGCAACAGAATTTAAAAACAGAATGAGAGAAGTAATGCGCCTGGCGTGGCAAATGGTTAAAAAGAATGGTTACACAATGTCAGAGGCTCTTAAATGCGCCTGGCTGAACATGAAGTTGAAAGCATCAATGAAAGAACGTATCGTAAAGTTCTATTTTCAGAAAGTGGACGGTTCTATACGTGAAGCATACGGTACACTGAAAGAATCATTATTGCCGCCAATAAAAGGCACAGAAAGCCGTAAAAAGAGCGATACCTTACAAGTGTACTTCGACACAGAGAAAAACGAATACAGATCGTTTAAAGTGGCAAATTTGATAAAGATAGGATAATTATTAACCCGGTGGGGGTACTTTCAAAGTCCCCCCCACCACAAAGATATAAAGGCATGAAAACAAGAAAGAAAACCCAGGTGAATTTGGATTCAGTGATTAAGCTACAGATAAAGTTAAATGAAAGTGAACAAGAAAGACGCAAACTCAAAAAACTCTATACTGACAAGGCTACAGAACAATACAGAGTAGAACGGCTTCTAAAGATTGAAATTGAACATACTGCATTTTACTCAGATTGTGCAGAGTACCTTCATTTGGCGTTATTCGAAGCCAAGAACTTAACTAAAGAAGAAATCGAAGGCAAGATGAAAAGTTATGCTGAGTTCAGAAATAAATCATACCAGAATTTCCAGAACAAAAGAGACCAGTTAAATAGGGTTATGGGGCATAGAACGAAGCGGTTTTTTCAATGGTCGGGAAAAATGGGCGAAAGGTTTTGAAAACCAAAGGGTTTAGGCATGATCGGGAAAATGGGCTGAATATTTCGAAGCGGTTTTTCTCTTTACATGGCTTACATCTGCTTTACGTTTGAGGGGCTTTTCTTCGGATATTCGGGGGATTGCTTTACATCGGGCTTGCAGATGGGGCTAAAACGGCCTGGAAGGGTTTTATTTTCGGCTGTGTGGCCGTTTTATGGCTGGGTTGATGGATTTTGTTATATGATGGTGTGAACGGCTGTGTGGCCGTTTTTTTGTGCCTATTTTTAAAGATGTTGCCTTAAAATTCTTCCAAATAAGTATTATTTGGTATATTTGCAGCATAATAGAAACGAATATGGCAAAAGTGATTCATGTGCATTTGCTGCATAAAATAGACGGGACGAAGCAGAAAGATTGGTATTTCAGCAGTATATCGGCTGTTTATACGGTTCTGACGGCAGATCAGGTGGGGGCAACCAAGAATTACCTGCTTCATGCCGGGCTGTCTGGTAACGGCACAATATGCACGAAAAAGGCTATAATTAAGCAATCTACGCTCATCTCGGGTGGTAGTAAGGGAATGGTTAGAACGATATAATAGCGCCGTTAGAAAGGCTTGTAGGCGTTATTTCTTTGAATGCTGATTGGGGAGCTTATGGCTCCCTTTTTTTATGCCCCTACGGTTGGTTTTATTTGGTTAGGGGTTACTATTGGGGTTACTGTTAGGGGTTACTACTTCTTTAAGTTAGGGGTTACTTTAGGGGTTACTTTTTCAGTTCTCAGAGGGTACGCCCGAAATAGGAAACTATGTTATAAATGAAAGCAAGTGCCGTTTTTCTCTGTTTTCAGAGAGGAAAAACGACACTTGTTTGTGTGATATACCTTATTATAATAAAATAAATCCTTTGATTTACAGTGTATTTACGAGTTTGCTTCAGGTAAATTCCTTCAAAAGTGTGTGCGTGCGTCCTTTTTTAGCCTTCTGTAGGAGGCATGCGTGTACCACTTAGAAGAACTTGCTGATACTTCCGATTACTTCAAAGACATTGATGATGCGTGATTTGTCGAATTCCTGTTCATCGTAGTCATTGGTGTTGATGGGGATGAAGCGCAGTTTGTCCGGATCCGGCGACCTGCGCAGGATTTTAATGGTACGGATGGTGTCCAGTACCACTGCATAGATTTCGCCATACTGGATGTCATTGAGTGTGCATTGGTGCAGGGCAATGATGTCGCCATGGTTTATTTTGGGCTCCATGGAGTGGCCGGTGACATTGCACCAGAGGCTGGCTTTTTCGAATCCCCTTATTACGATGTTGGTGGCGGGTATGTTTACCTGAGAGTTGAACACCTCATCGAATCCCCCAATAAAGTCAACATCGTAGTATGGTGTGCCGACAGATGGGTTCATAGATGTTGTAGGCAGAGTCGAAGGATTGGCTTCGTCTGCTGTTTGAATGCCGTTCAAATCATCTTTCAACATGCTACCTGCACCAACAAGCAACCAGTCTGCTGAAAGGTTCGGATATGAGGTTAAAACTTTAACTATAGCATCTCCTCCAAGCTGACTGGACAGATTTTTCCCTTTGAAATTACTATCGGAAATGCCAGTCGTGCTGTAGAAATCAGCCTTTTTAATGCCTTCAGACTCTAAGAAGGTTAAAATTCTATCCTTTATAGTTGAAATATTCTCCATAATCTTTTGATGGGTTAAAATTTTGCCCTATATTTGCAGCGTGTTTAAGATGTAAACAGCGCGCCAAATATACAAAAAAGGCGTGTGATTAGCGAATTTTAAGGATTAAAGTAAATGAAAGCAAAAGTAATTATAGCTCAAGCAACAGCCGAGACCGCCGAAGCTCTTTACGGACTGGTCAAGAAGATGGTAGATACAACAGCAATCAAGGCTTATCCCAGTGTAGATTATCAGGCAGTTTTCTTTTCAGCTGATAGATACGACTTAGACTTTGTAAAAAGAGTATTGGCGGATAAGTGCTTTTCTTTCAAAATTGAAGATGCAGAATAATACAATAAAATAAGTGAGTTTATGACACAGCAAGAATTTATGGAACGGACGGGGATAACCCCTACAGCAGAGGATTTTGATTACATCCATGCGGTTTATCTGAACACTTCGATGAACAAGGATGAGTTCTGCAAAGATTTCAAGAAACATGGGGACAGCCGGATTATCCGCGATGTTCATGTGCGAGTGCTGAACTATGAAATGAAATGTGAACGTCAAAAGGAAGTTATCGACAACCTGACCGATTTTCTGATTGGCAAGGCACATGCGTATGACGATACCGATTTCCGCAAAGAAGCGGTAGGGCTGGTCGGTGAGATGGAAGTGGTGAAACGGACCATTGAATTGGGGCTTCCGCTTTGGGATGAAGACAGGATGGTTGTCCTTTCGATGATAGAAGAACAAGGCAAATAGATTGCCGGATAACTGGCAGCCCGGAAAGACGGGCAGGGGCGGCAGGCACGGCCGGAGAGTTGGTAAATCGAAATAAGAAAGCGTAGAAAGCCGTCGGGGTTCGATTCCCCGCGCCCCACGATATAAACTTTTAAAATTTAGAGTTATGGCAAAGAATTTCAATCCGAGAACAGCAGAGAGTCTGTTCAAACAGAAGTTGCGCACGATGATAGGCAGTACGGCACATACGCAGAATATTGCCGACCAGGCGATGGAGCTGGCTGGACAATTCATGACGGAGGATGAGATAAGCAACTCGGATGCCTACCGGGTGATAGAGAATGTGAGCTGTGTGTGTGAGGAAGCGATGCAGGTGCTGGTCGAAGAACTGCAGAAAGGGACACGCCTTCATGAAATACTGACGGGTGATTAGGAAATAGCGGAAGCCGTTGAAAACCTTTGAACGAACGATAACGATTAAAAAGTATGACGATATGAGAAAGCAGATTTTGACAGATAACGAGACCAAGACCTTCTTGATGAAGACATTCGGATGCAGCCGTCAGGCTGTGTGGCAAGCACTGAATTTTGTCCGTGACAGCGATCAGGCGCGCCGGATACGCACTCTTGCCCTGAAGCGAGGCGGCAAACTGACTGACGGGAACTTCATCCCGAACTGCGAAACCACCTTCGAGGAGTGCGAGAAGACCATGACCTGCACTTTCGGTCCCCGTGTAAAACTCGTGGTCCACAGAAAGACCAATGATGTGGATGTGTACGTGGACGGAAAACGGACTGAAACCTACCAATGTGAATTTGTATCGGATTTCATGCAGCTGCAGCACGAGACCCAACAGATGGCATCTGCCTTATAAATAGAAATGAAATGGAGTATTATGGAAAGATATTGTGCATATCCTACAATGACCTGACTTACGATGACCGACCGGTGATGGTGAACGGAAAGGCAGACTATAGCAGAAGCCGCACGCTGAAAGGAGTTCATCCTTCCACTCTTTCCGAAGAAGAACTTGCTCCCATCATGTCGATACCCAATTACAAGAAGTTAGCGGCAAAGGAGAAAATCAATGTAGTTCGATCCGGAAGAGGTCTGGGAGGTTACGTTTTGGTAGAAATAGCCACCATGCCCCTACGGTTTCAGGAAAGGATAAAACTAAAATACGGAGATATGAAAGAAGACGTAATAAGAAACTGGCTCGGCAGCCATTACCACATCGATGCGAAAGCCCGGGAATTTTACACCCGGTTCCGTTTTGACAACGGAGATGCACTGCCACCGGAACACATCCAAGAATATACGGTAAACGCTTCGGTAATTGAGGCAGTGATGCGTGCCATGGAGGATGCCACGTTTATGCGAAAGGCCATGAAGGCCGGGCCGGTGAACTGGGGCGAACTGGCAGGAGCCATCAGTTACTACCAAGCAGAGTTCGGACATACCTTGCCTGTCAGTTCCAACCGCTTCAAGAAGCGTGTGAATGACTTCAAGGCCAACGGCTATGAAAGCCTTATCAGCCGCAAGTTCATGAACCAGAACCGCCGGAAAGTGACCTATGACATTGAACGCCTGCTGCTGAGCATCGATGCCCAACCGGAGCAGCCCTTCAATACCACCGTGTGGGAACAGTACAATCTATTTGTGCAAGGAGAACTGGAGCTATATGACCCCGAAACCGGCGAGGTGTTGAATCCGGCAGACTTTACCGACAAGGATGGAAATCCGCTGGTATTGAGCCCGGCCACAGTAGCCAACTACCTGAACAACCCCAAGAACAAGGCCCTTCGCGGTAAGCTGCACATGAGCCAATGGGATTTCAACAATGCCTACCGTCCTTATCATCTGCGCAGCATCGGTGAATATTCCTTGAGTAAGGTTTCTCTTGACGACCGCGACCTGCCGCGCCCAATGAAGGATGGCAACCGAGTGAAAGCCTATTATGCCTACGATGTGGTGAGCGGTGCTGTGGTGGGATATGCCTACAACCGGTACAAGACTACCGAGTTATTTTTAGACTGCATGCGAAACATGTTCCAGACCCTGGACCGGAACGGCATGTATATCCCCGCCGAGTTAGAAGTGGAACACCACCTGGTAAGCGACTTTGCCGACGGATTGATGCAAGCCGGTACCGTCTTCCCCCTGATCCGCTGGTGTAACCCCGGGAACTCGCGTGAAAAACGTGCCGAGCACAAGAACCGCGAAAAGAAATACGGTGTGGAGAAACGCACGCAGGTAGGTATCGGCCGATGGTATGCCAAGCTGGAGGCCAACCGCCCGAAGGAAGAAAAGGTGTATGACGAAAAGAACAACACCTACAAGGTGAAGACCTATAGTTATGAAGAATTGGTAGCCGATGATATACGCGCCATTGAGACCTTCAACGCACAGCCTCACCCCAACCAAAAGCGCTATCCGGGCATGAGCCGTTGGGATGTGCTTTGCGCCCATCAGAACCCGAACCTTGCACCTTGGGACAAGGCCGTTCTTTACCGGTTCATCGGACAGCACACCGAAACAACCATCCGGCAGAACACCTACTGCACGGTGATGTACAACCAATACGGACTGCCCAGCCCGGAAATCATCGAAAAGCTGGAGCCGAGGAACTACAAGGTAGATGCCTATTATCTGCCCGATGCCGACGGAACCATCAACGAGGTATATATCTACCAGAACGGACGATATATCGCCACCTGCAAGCCCGTAGCCCGTTACAATGAGAATACAGCCGAGCAGACCGAGTACGACAAGGCAGCCTATACCGAACAGTCCAAGTATGTAGCTCAATTCGACAAGATGATGAAGGACGGCAAGATCAAGCGTGTGGGCATCCTTGCCAAAGAGGAAGCAAAGCTGATAACAGAGGTACAGGCGGAAGCCGTTCCCCTTCCTGCACAAGCCGAGGAAGAAGATTACTCAGCCTATATGGACATCAGTGCCTTCGAGCATGATGCAGTAGCCAAGATATAATTAACGACGTTAGAACGAATTTAAAACAGCATTCAAATGGAAATAACAAATGAAGTAAAGCAACGTATTGTGGCAGCGATAGCCGCCGACCGTGAAAATTATCCCAGTGACAACCGCCATGCCACGGCACTGGGCATAGCCCCCAGCGTTTACAATGCCATCAAGCGGGGCAATTATGAAAAGCAGGTCAGTGATGCCAACTGGGTAGGTATAGCCCGAAGATTAGGCGTGCAACTGCGTACAGAAATACCTTGGCTGGCAGCACAGACCCCGACCTACGTGTTTGTGAGCAAGCAGCTGGAAGTGTGCCAGGGAAGCGGGCTGAGTGCCATCCTGTGCGATATGCCCAATATCGGCAAGACCTTTACAGCGAAAGCTTACGTGAAGCAGCACAAGCACGCCGTATATGTGGACTGTAGCCAGGTGAAGACCAAACTGAAGCTGATACGCTACATTGCCAAGGAATTCGGTGTGACCAGCAACGGACGCTATAGCGACGTGTATGAGGATCTGGTGGCCTACCTGCGCACGATTGATACGCCCCTGGTTATCCTGGATGAAGCCGGGGACCTGCAGTATGAAGCCTTCCTGGAGTTAAAGGCGCTTTGGAACGCTACGGAACGCTGCTGTGCCTGGTATATGATGGGTGCCGACGGATTAAAGGAGAAGATCAACCGCGCCATCGAAGGCAAGAAGGTGGGCTATACCGAAATGTTGAGCCGCTACGGTGACTCCTACAGCAAGGTGACCCCGGACGATGCGCAGGAACGCGAAAAGTTTCTGAAGGCACAGGCTGCCATCGTCGCAAAAATCAATGCCCCGGACGGTGCCGACATTGCCAAGATTGTTCATAGCACCGGAGGCGGCTTGCGGCGCGTATATACCGAAATCGAAAAATTAAGGAGGATGCAGGCATGATAAGCAAGATAGAAATGCAAGCGATGGATGCTGTTATCGGTATCCATCGCGAGATGAGAAAAGCGAATGAGATAGACTGGGAACAGCGCAGATATGAAATTGCCAAAAGCATGCTTCCGGTAGTAAGAAGCAATTCATCAGGTATAATGTCTATAAAACAAGTTGCCAGACTTGCTGTGGACTATGCTGATGCTCTTATTGAAGAATTGAAAGGAGGTAACCGTGAAACTGAAGAGAGCCTACAGTCCCGGTGAGGTGCTGAACATGAAGATTCCCCGGTTCGAGTTTTCCGGGGACTGGCAAACCTCGATAGGCAACCCGGCCAAGAGCGGCGTGTGGATTATTTGGGGAGCCAGCGGAAACGGTAAGAGCAGCTTTGTGATGCAGCTGGCCAAGTACCTGTGTAGCTTCGGACGCGTAATTTATGACAGTTTGGAAGAAAGTACCGGTTTGTCGTTCCAGATGAGCCTGAAACGGCACAAGATGGGTGAAGTGAAAAAGAAGCTGATTATCCTTGACCGGGAACCGATGGAGCAATTGGAGGAACGGTTACGGCGCAGAGGCAGTCCCGGAATCGTGATTATCGACAGCTTCCAATACAGCGGCTTGAACTACAAAACCTACAAGGAGTTCAAGGAACGTCATCCCAAGAAACTGTTTATCTTCATCAGCCATGCCGAGGGGCTTCATCCGGCAGGTAGAAGCGCCCGCAAGGTGGAATATGATGCCGATGTGAAAATCATGGTAAGCTGTTTCAAAGCCTGGTGCAAAAGCCGCTTTATGGAGCGGCCCGGTGAGCCCTACGTGATATGGGAAGAAGGTGCTGCCAAAACATTGAAGGACGATAATATGGAGGATTATTTGAATGATGGAATGGGAGAATAAGCTGTACCAGATACTCCTGAAAGAACAGGAAGCGGAGGCCGTGGTGGACGATTGGGTAGAACGTAACATACAAAGCGACCTCCGTCTGCGCAGGGCCAAGACAAAGGGACACGTAGTGATAGAAACCAGGGATGTGATGTTTGCTCGGAATATTCAGGTATGGCATCCGTCCTGCCAAATAAACATTAAAGATTTGAAGTGATGGAAAAGAAAGAAGAAAAGAAAGTGTGCTGCATCTGCGGCAAAGAGTATGAGGGCTACGGATACAATCCGTTCCCGGTGAAAGAAGAAGGCTGCTGCTGCCAATCGTGCAACTACAGTGTGGTGGTTCCGGAACGGTGGGAACGACACAAGGCTTTTCAACGTGGTGAAGCGACCGGTGCCGGGAAAGTGTACATCAGCGGAGCCATCGCGCACTATGATATGAATGAGCGCAAGGAAGCCTTCAGCCGTGCCGAGGAGAAACTGATGGCACAAGGCTATGATCCTGTAAACCCTTTCAGGAACGGATTGCCGGATGAAGCTCATTGGAGAGCCCACATGCGGGCCGACATTGCCCTGTTGCTGGCTTGTGACTATATCTACATGCTGAAGGACTGGGAACTGAGCAAGGGAGCCAAACTGGAGCTTGACGTAGCCAGTTCGTGTGGCATTAAAGTATTGTTTGAATAACCTTTTAATAGTGAATGTATGGAAGAAAAACAGAAAGTTCAGGTCGTATTTGAATTTGACCGTTCCGAGTATGACGCGTATCTCTTTTTGATGAATCAAAAGAAGACGAAAGAGGTAGAGCAAATATGGAACACCATGAGCGGTGAGCCTGTGGTTGCGGATATTGATTTGTTTGAAGAGGACAGCCAGTCTGTAAAACTTATGATGATAAGTTTGGCAATTCTTTCAGTGGAGAAAAAAGTGAAAGGATGATATGGCACAGGAAGTAACCAATTTCGCCCGGTTCTATGCATTGTTCAACAAACTGCCTTATCAGGGCGATCGGGAGGAATTCAAAAAACAAATCGTGCTGCAGTACACGTGGAACCGGACAGACAGTCTGAAGGAAATGACGGCCAAGGAGTATGAAGTTTGTTGTACTGCTCTGGAGAAACTGAGCGGACAAGACGAATGGCGGCAGAAACTTCGCGAGGAACTGCGACGGAAACGCAGCGTCTGCCTGAAGCTGATGCAACAGTTGGGTATAGACACCACCGACTGGAACCGGGTGAACGAATTCTGCAACAACCCCCGGATAGCCGGCAAGCCCTTTGTTCAGGTTAGTACAGCCGAGCTGGAACAACTGGCCATCAAACTGCGGGCTATCCAACGAAAAGGAGGTTTAACCGATAAATAGAGCAATATGGATAAAAAAGCACATGAAGCGCTTGAGCGCATAAGAAAAGACGTGACCCTTACGACATCCGATATGGAGAACCAGGATGCAGCGGAGTTTTTCAACGAACTGGCCGACTGGGCGTATGCCAATGGGGAGGCCATGCTGATAGACGATGAACCGGAAAAGCAGGATGATTATGAGGATAGATGACCAAGACAAGCTGATAAAAGCGGGGTTCTGTATAATACGAAAGGATGATTATCCAGGCCCGAGGATAAAGATGTGTACCGGCATAAACGGTGGCTGGAAGACATACAAGAAGTTTGAAACCAAAGCAGAAAGAGACAGGACATTCGCTTTGCTGCTGAAGGATGACAAAGTAATAGCTGATTAACAACTAAAATGATTTAAAATGGAAAAGAACAATCAAAGTGTGGACATCAAGTCCCTGAGTAAAGAACAGCGAGCAGCCCTCATGGCCCAGCTGCAGCAAGAAGAGAAAGAAGACCGCATCGCCCGTCGTGAAACTTACGAGGCATTACGCGGTGAGTTTATGCACGAAGTAAAGACCAACGTTCTTGAGATGGTGAATGCCGTGACCGGGTTCCGCGGATGGCTGGAAAAAGAAGCCGATGCCTTTACCAAGGTGATGAAGGAATACGGCCAGGTGAAAAGCGACGAACAGCGCAGCTATACCATTACGGACGGAGACTTCCGTCTGGAAGTGAAAAGCAACAAGGTGAAAGGCTTCGATGAACGAGCCGACATGGCAGCCGACCGTCTGATTGACTATTTGAAGCGCTACATGCAGAACAGCGAGAAAGGTTCTGATGATCCGATGTATCAGATGGCCATGACCCTGCTGGAGCGCAACAAGATGGGCGACCTGGACTACAAGAGCATTTCAAAGCTGTATGAACTGGAAGATAAGTTCGATGAAGAGTATGCAGACATCATGCGCCTGTTCAAGGAAGCTAATGTAGTGCAGCGCAATGCCACCAACTACTACTTCAGCCGCCGCAACCCTGAAAACGGCGTATGGACCCGCATTGAACCCAGTTTCTGCCGTTTGTAACCGAAACCCGTTAACCCTATAAACAGAAAGCGCCGCAGTTGTTATAATTGCGGCGCTTTTGTTCTTAAAATAGATGGAAATCAGTTATTTTTGTAAGAGAAATAAAATGTATGGGCAAAGGACGGGATAAAGAACTGATCAAGCTGCGTGACGAGGCACTATGCCGTCGTTACTACTATTGGACAGAAATACAGCGGTTGCGGTTCGACGATGCTTTAAAAGTGTTGTCGGAGCGCGAATTCTTTATATCCGAGGAACGTATCATGACCATCATCCGCCGGAAATCACGTGAGGGAACAGACTACAATCTGAAGCCTGTTCCCAAGGTGAAAGCCCCCCGTCTGACTGCCGCCCAGCTGGAACTATTCCCCATAAGATGACGGCATGGCCGATTCATCGTGCAGTGTGAATGAGAACGTCATTTCATAGACCTTGATGTAATGCGGCATGGCATACGAACGGCTTTTCTCGCGTACCAGCGGCGAAGCGTTGTCCGTGCATTGCAGACACTGCAGCGACTTGTATAATTTCTTGGCCAGCTGCTGCCTTTCCCTCACCTTGTCATACGTGCCGGATGCGTAGCTTGTATCGTCGTAACAATCGATGGCCAGCCGGACGGTCAGTGCGGATTCGCTTTTCTGTGCCCCGTATCCGAGGTCGTGCCAGTCGGAGTTTGTATTTCCGATTAATACACAAGGGAAAGTGACCGGGTACTGGTCTTCTTCTGCTCCCATTTCCAATTGTCCGTAGTCCTCGTCGATGAGAGAGAGTTCCGGCATTTCCTGTGCAATCTGTTCCATGATTGCGATAAAAATTTCGTCCATATCGTTATTGGTTTAAAATGTTGGTAATTTCCTGGTCCACCTTTTCCCGGATACGCCGGTTCAATTCTTCGCTTTCGCCCATGAACTGGCGCTGCGGGATGCGGATGTGCAGTTTCTTTTTTGGGGTAAGCGCCATGTTCCTCCAGAACTGTGCCTGCGGATTCAGTTCCTTCGGCTTGGAACGTCGTTTGACGCGTTTCTTTTGCCCTGTGCCGGTTTTTTTTCTTTTTCCCGAAGCCTTGTAGAACTTGGCCCATGCAAAGCGCCTCATGCGGTCTGTGACGGTGACATCGATTTCCCCGCCCCAGTTGTTGATGGGTGCATAGACCACCTCGTTGAATACCCTTACCCGGTAGTCTGCAGGTGTATATCCGACCGATTTGAACAGATGCTTCCTGCCGGAGAGCAGCGTTCCATAATTGCTGGCGGCATCGGAACCTCCCGAGGACAGCCGTTTGGCTTTGGGCCAAGGGTGAAGACCGCCATTGACAAATCCACCCTGCCGGAAGTTATCCTGAAAATGGTCTTTGGCCATTCGTCCTACCATGACTGGCATTTTGCGGCGCATCATACTGTCCAGCCTGTCACGTTTCCGCTTTATCATTTCCGTAAAATCTTTTATGTCCATAATCATCAGTAATTCAAGAATAATTTATAACTTTGCAACCGAGGCTTCCAATATGCCTTTTATGCGTTATGAATATACCGGAACAAGTAAAGAACGAGGCCCGTGTACTTATTGAGCAATACGGTGACACCTTCGAATACCTTGGTATTTATGAAGGCCAGGAAGCCTATGTGTTCAAGTTTCCGGGGGACTCCTGTACCGGTTATCCTTTCGTCTATCTGTATGACGGTAAAGACGCAACCGAAATAACCGGTCCGTTATCCCTTGACGTTATCGATTCATGTATCGAAAATATCGAGGAAGGAGACATCGAATAGCTTATTGTCAATTCTCAGGACTCCCCTGCAGTTGTGGGAAGTCGCAGCTCCTATTTCACATAAATATTTTACGTCTTTCCATTCCATTCCTGAACCGGCAGAATTATCGCTTTGGGGTTCGATATACCTTAGTTCACCATCCGCAAACCGTTGCAGGATTGTAGCATGCCCGCCCCCGCTTTTCCAGCCGATACTCAATTCATACACGCCTTCTTCCTTACATACCTCATTGAAATACTCCATGTACCTTTTAGGGGTCATTTTCAAGTACCCTTTGTGCGCAAGCCAGCTGTTTATACTTATATGTTGCGCCGGAGTACCGTCGGTGTTTTTCCAGACTTCAAAAGCACGTCCATTACTCAGGTATTCAAGTTTAGACCCTGCGACATTGCCTTTGGCGGTAATATCCCATCCACGTAATCGTAAAGCGTATGCCGGTGCGCAAGTCTGGCAGTTGATACTGTATGGAGTATCCCGTTTTTTATCGTAATCGCTGTTCTTCCGGTATCTGTTTCCCCTTTTATCACGATATATCCCGTTAGGATCAGGAATATACTCGTCCACGTGTTTGGGATTCGCATTCTGTTTATCCGCCTTATCCACATCCATAGGTTTTCCTTTTTTGATTTTAAGAGCCTTTTCCATTTCGAGGTTGTTCCGGGCAATGGCCATTTTTTCCTCCCCGGTAAGGTAGTCCGGCATTTCCGCAATCATCTCGTCAATACGGGCCATAAGTTTATCCACCGCTTTATGGGCACCCTTGTGGGCTTCTGCCTGATATGGATGATTGTCGGAAAACAGTTTGCCGTCCGTTCCCGGATTGTTATCCAGTCCGGGCTGGGGCTTGTTCTTGTCGTCTTCGTCCGGAAGTGGTGTCGGCTCCTCGTCGGTGGCAGTGAGGTCGCACTTGCAGTTCCACCGGTCGCCCGGTCGGTGGATGTTCCAGAACGTGTCATCAATCGGCCGGATGGTATTCCAGAACGGGCGGTGGTCAGCCCCCGGATGAATGGAGGTGGACGGTAGCCATTTGAGGTTGGGCAGAATATCGCGTTCGCGCAGGAACTGTTGCCAGTCAGCCGCCTGATGCGCCCGGATGACCGCCGTATCATACTCCGTCCGCAGCCAGTGACGAACCTGATGGGAAGCAATGGGCAAGACTT